TTGCGACTTTGATCTTTACGTCCTCGCCCTTTTGGTCTTTGCCGAGTAAGTGCGAGGGCAGGGAATCGAGTTCTGCAAGCTTGGTAATCAGCTCATTTAGCTGCGTTCCTGCGTTCCCCAAAGCTCTGACGGTGTTATCGGTGATATGGAACCATCCAACCGACTGCTCGTCTTGAATCTTCTCTAGCGCAATACCTGATTTCTCAGTCTGCCGCTGGGCTGCGGTCGGCAAAGGCGTGTTGCCCATTGAAGCCTGGACATTCATGCGCCATTGGTCATAAGCAGCCCGAAACGCTTCAGAGTTAGATGTGTACTGAGGTTGCGTAGGTAGTGGCGGCGGCCCCCATTGCGTGTTCCAGTCTTTCGGGATCAGGAATTCAGCATAAGCGACGGGTACTTTGTGCAGATTGGCATGACGCTCGGAGTCAAACTGGCCTTTGTAGCCTTGGCGCGGCGCGCGCGGCGCCATGCTCAAATCTTCCGCCCACTGCGAGGCGACGAAGGCCAGCATGTGCTGTGCTGGTCTGGCGCGTCGGATCAGCGACATGAAGATACGCTTCGACTTCCCATCAGTCAGGATGTATTTCTCTTCCCCAAACACGCCAATAATGGGAATCCATGAGCCGATCCACTCGTTTGTTTCGAGTATCTCTAACCCGTTGGTGATGTACTGCGTAACCTTGTAACGCTTCTCCCCGTCTTTTGCGTCGATTTCATCCCGTACCCAGTATTCGGCAACGGTAATGTTGTTTCCGCTGAAGAAGTTGGGCGCGGTCTCTCGGTCGGCGGCGGTAAAGCTGCGCTTCGTGGCATTCTTGTACTTCCGCGCAAATACACTCTCGCGCATGGTATCGATGACAAAGCAGCGCATCTGGTCAGAAAAGTCAGCTTCTTTGGCGTCGGGGTCGGGATAGACGGTCGACCAGTTAGGGATACGGGATAGCCTTGGTTCCTGCTCGCCCTTTGGCCCTGTGACCCTGAGAACGACGCGGAAGTAGCCAAAGGCGCATTCTGCACAAGACTCGCGCGCTGAGGTATAGATTGTGTCGGCCTTCGATGCGTACTCAATCCCGCGAATATAGGCTTGACGGTGTTCGGCATCTTGGTCGGTCGCGTCCGATCCGCGCGGCGATACCTTGATGCTGCGCTTGTTCTGCCGCCAGTTGTTATTTGACTGCTTGATGTATTGCGAGGTCTCGTCAGGCCAGATGCATGGCCTTCCGGCGCGGTCAGCGACAAACTCAGGAGCTGGGATGGCCGCTGCGGTTCTCACGTCTTTTTCGGACTCGTCGTAGTTCTCGCGCCATTCGCCGCGATGATAGGCGTAGTCCTCCCTGATCTGCTTCAGGAGAGCTTCATCACTTTTCTTGGTTTCGTCAGACACGTTACTTGTAGCGGTTCATGACCTTGCGCACAGGACGCGCATTGCGGAAGTTGGACTGCTTGCCGTGGTATGCGGACATGTCGGCTTGCATCTTGGCGTGTTTCTCGTCCATGGCCACGCCTTTCGCTGTCTCTTTGTTGCCCCGCATGACGCCTAACTTGTTCATTACCTTGTACGGGATCTTGGAGTTTGCGCCGTACTCGGACTTCAGCTTGTTTTCGAGGAATTTAGGCATCGGGCTTCACTCCTGCTGCTTCCATTGCCCGATCTTCCACGCATATCGGGCAGATTTCCTTGTTGACTGACTTATCGCGCTCCCAGCCTGCTTTTCTTCCTTCGATCATCGCCCCAGCGGGCGAGTCAGCGAGAAATTGCTCAACTCTCTTGCACTTGTGGCAACGTAGAGTCGCTATGGCGTGACTCGCATCCTGCTGGGGAACTTCGGCGAACTTCTTTTCGCCGATCTCAATAGGCTTTGGCGCTTCGCCTTCAATTCGTAAGGCGTTCTGGCTTACCATCGCTCCGGCTTTTTCCGCCATGCGCATGACATAGACATCGACGGGCAGAGCTTGGAAGTGTAGGTGCGGCTTAATGGCGTTATACATCTCATACCGCTGGGCTGGTTCGCATTCGTTAATCAGTTGCATGAGATATTCGTGCCGATCCCCGGGCCAAGCGTTCACTAACATAGCCATTTGGTGAATCAACTCGGGAGAGTCGAGGCGAGCCAAGCCCATGACCGTTAATTCGTTCTCTAGTTTGCGCTTTTCGTGCTGATCCATCTACTTGCCTAGCACCCGATTGGCTTTCGCCCTGATCTGCGCCGCGGAGCTGGCCGACAGCTTCATGGCGGTATTCTTTGGGTGCATCGCTGTATTTTTAGGGTGTAACCCGTTACCAATCTTCGGCTTCATGACCAAACTCCTACTCTTCGCGGCGGTGAGTAATTGCGCGGCTGCTCGATTGGTGCTACCGGCATGGCAAAGGTCAGGCAAAAGGCGTCTGCATCGTCTGGTGAAGCTTCGCCACGGTCTTGAATGTCCGCCTTCGACTCGATGACCAACTTCCCGGAGTTATTGACGTGGTAGCCAGGAATGGCCAGTTGCTTGGAGAGTCTGTACTCCTCCGGTAAGTCACCATCTAACGGCAACGCTCCAAGCAGCAGCCAATCTTTTGCCTTTTTCCACATGTAAGCGCGCATGTTGAGGCAATAACTGTCAGGCGACTGTCCGCCGAAGTTGACCTCATACACATTTGAGAATCCGAGCATCTTCAGGCGTTCGACAATCGGTGAACCAAAGGCCGCGTCCACAAACATCGCAGCTAACTGCTTGCCCGGGCGCCGGTCGCTCAGTAATTCAGCACAAAGCCCAACTCTTTGTGATCGGTCGGGATCTTTGTCGCCCGGTATGCGGATGGGAGCTAAATCGGGCTTGCCGTCTAAGCCTCGGCGGAACCGGATGACGTTCCAAGCCTTCCCGCCGCCGGACACGTCAAACCCTGCAATCAGGGGATCGTCATGCAAGGCAGCCACGCTGCGCATCTGCGCTAGGTCAATTCTGCTCTTGTCGATGTACTGCAGTTCGTCGGCGGAGGGTGGAAGTCCTAAGACCCTGACTTTAACGAAGTCCGAGTCAATCCCGTAATCTCGAATCCAGCGCTCAAATAGTTCTTTATTGGTGAACTTTGAAGTCCGACCATCGACCCGGCGGCTGTTTTCCCACTTGTCCGATCCGAAACAGACGCGATAGAACCATCCGGTATTCCTTACCGGCTGTCCCCAGGCAAACATCATCGGCTCACCGTCAGTCAGTCCGCCGTCCGCTGTTTCTTTGACCTTGTCCGGGACTTCTGAGGCTTCGTCAAATAAGTACCACGAACTAGAATCTGCGGCGTGTTGGCCGGCAAACGACTGCGCATTCTCCTCTTTGCAACTTTGTGCCATGACCTTCCATTGCTCGGGATAGGCTTTGTGGTAGATTCCCATCGCTTGAACATCGAACCAATGCCCGGTGATGCAGAGTCTCGTCCAGCGCCTGATTTCCGCCCAAGTGCGGTTCTTAAGCTGCACCCAACTTCCGGCCGTTACGGTGCCTTTTGAGAATGGCCGGGTTGACAATAACCAGTCCGTGATCCAGCCACCCATGGCCGACTTACCCGTACCGTGGCCTGAAGTCTCTGACATCAGGATAGGCATCACGGGAGTCGAGCCGTCGAACTTACGGGCTTTTACTTCTTCACCCAGGGAAGATAGGAACTCAATCTGGTTATCGTCCGGGCCAGCGTACTTCTCAAGCGGCCCAGGTTCGCCCCAAGGATATGCAAACCTAACAAAACCCAAAGGGTCAGCGTAAAAACGGCTGATCTCCTCGGCTAGCTGCAGTTCGGGGCTTGCTACTGCACTCATAGCCTTGCGCGCGCCGCCTGTAATCTCGCAACTAACGCCTCAGCCCCTGTGACTTCTACCTTATCGGTAAGCATCTTCAAATGGCGTGCGGCCAATTCAATCGCTCGCGTCTTGTCCGCCAGCTTGAACTTCTTGACGTATCCCGCGAGTCCTCGATCTTCGCCGTTGCCCTCGAATAGCTCTGCGGTCTCAAAGCCCGCGATAGCTCTGCGAGCATCTTCCGGTATCTCGTGGATGGGCTTGGCTGTGCCGTTCTCGTTCCAGAAGGCGGCGGGATCGTAAAAGGCTAATCTGGCAATCTCTTGCTTGACGCGCTCGATGGTTAAATCCAACTTGGCATTGACTTTATTGTTCGCGGCTTCTATTTCAGCCTGCAAGTCAACATCGGTTAACAGCCTACTGCCTTGAGCCTTTGCGGTCTTTTCGCTGTAACCTGCTGCAATTGCGGCCCTTGTCGCGTTCTGATCGATCAGGTATTCCTTTACGAACCGCGTCCTGCGCTGCTTTACGGCTTTTTGCCCGTTCTTCATTTCCTCAGCAACGCCTCAGACGCCTGCCAGGATTCGTCGGAATCGACCGACTCAATACAATCACGCTCCAAGTAATGCATCGGCCCAAGCCACAGATGTTGGGGATTGACGCACTCTACTATCACACCGTTTCGTGGATCGTAATCTGATTCAGGTCGGCTCATTGGATACTCGCGTACTCTCTCAACCACTTAGCAGCCATCCAGCCAGCCGTGGAATCGTATTGGCGGTTTTCGCGTAGCACGAATTTGCAGCCATGGACGCCAGCGAGCGAAAGACAGTCATTTAGCTCGGCCTTTGTTGGTTCGGCGATTTTCGGGTGATACTTCAGGCGGGATAATCCAGGGGAAGCCGGGAGCATTTCGGCAATTACGCCGTATACGACCCACTGAGCGACTAAGCGGGAAACCATTGATTCCACAGTGCGCTTCTTCTCACTGCGAATCGAATGATCTAAGTATTTGAGCTTGACTTGTGCAGACACGAATAGATTTGGGATTCAGTGTCGGTATACGCCGACGCGCTCTAAACGTTTGTCTGAGTTCCCCGACGCGAATCGGAAGGCTCAGTTTTACAAAGTGGGCCGGAATGCATCCAAGTCGCACTCAAGGCCCACTCGGGCGTTTTCGTGGTAAGGAGTTGAGTAGAGAATAACGTACTCAGGATTAGATGCAATAGGGTAGGGGGAAATAGTCGAAAACTGTAGAGTAACTAAGGTTGTTTCTTTGGGCGTCCGCCGAGTTTGCCGTTTTCCCGAGCGGCTTCTGACTTAGCTTCGGATTTGTGCTTGCCGATTTCAGCAGCTATAGCTTTAGGCGAGCTTAGTTTGTTACGCTTAGAACGTCGCCATCGAGCATCTAAAAACAGGCATCTCCAGCACTTACTCTTTTGGCCGAATCTCGGATTATTGCACTTCGGGTTCGAGCACTTGAACGGCAATTTGCGCTGGCCTTCCTCAGCCATGCTTTCTCCCGTTGTAGATCTTGCATTCCCAGCAGTTAGAGAGACCATGCTTACATTTACGAGGCCGCGACCAGAGGTAGATTCCATAGGCGAATATGCCCAGCATCGCTATTGGGATAAGTCCGATCATTTTGTAATCTATGAGGATTTCGTCCTCAATTCAGCCCCAGATGGCCCCTCAAATTCTTTGCAAATTTCCGCGATTTCCTTCTTGATGGCCGGCGCGAGTTCCCAATCGACCGCGAGATTCAATCCCTTCAGCACGATCATTGCTCTGCCAAATAACTGTAACCGGAGTTCTAGCTCAGAGATTCGCGCCTCCAGACGATCTACGTCCCATTGCTCCGGGCTGGGAGTAGGTTCTACGCTCTCAGATTTCAAAGTTTTAATCGCCATTTTTATTCTCCTGAACATCGGCGTCACATATCCAGCACGGGGCTGGTAACTTCGCATTCCACTAGGCCGCAATTTCCGCAATGGAAGCACTTATCGTTACCCCCTGCATCTTTTGAGTTTTGGCCGATTTTGCAATCAGGACACGAAATCGTAAAGCGATCCACCTTCTTCGCCGGAAACAGGGCCAAATATTTCTGACGCATTTCGGTACGCGTGCTCATGGCTGCCTCTCCTCGGCTCCGTCCAGGATTTCAGAGAAGTTTATAGTCTCGTATTCATCGGGATTGTCAGTCGGTTCCATGTTGCTCCATTTTCCATCCATGACGAATACCTCATCCGGCATACAGCTTGCGAGTGTTTCTAGTGCGCCGCGCAGCCTCATATCCACGAGGTCGAAATGGCTGATTAGCTGCATGATTTCCTCTCGCGTGGCGTGGCCTACTAAGCACTTTCCCCGAATGATGTTGGACTCGCTGTCGCTTAAAATTCTTGGTTTCTGAAATGGCATCCCATTCTCCTTTTGCGGCTCACGTCCTCTTAGTGCTCTCAGCAGCGTTCAATCCCAATCGATAAGTTACGCAGCAAAGGGATATCATGCATACGGCAATATAGTTGTGGCTGGCGTAGGTATGTAATCCCGCTACTCCAATGATCGCTGATACCACTCTCCACAGAAGTCCGCAAAGAAATTTTTCGCCGCTCATGCTCCGCTCCCTTCGCTCACCCGCGCCAACACTCGCTGAACAATTTCCGATATTTTCTGGCAGACTTTTTCGTGCTCGTCCAGTTGATATTTGTTCGACGCATAATTTGTGCTTGGCCGACCGATTTCGTTACCGATTTCCCGCAGGGCGGCTTTGAGTTCTCCTAGCGATGACTCGTCCAATTCTCGTCCAGCGAAATCCGCTAACATTCCGCGAATTTGGGCCATTGCCAACAAAGCTGGCTGACGATTGTTAATAGCGATTACAGCCTTTCGCGGCAACGTGTAATTGATCCGCCATTTACCCTCTTCGTCATAAGCAATACTCAGGCATGATTCGGCCTTACGATGCAAAGTCCCGCCCGGATCAGGATTGTCCTTCTTGGCTTCCTCGGCAGCTTCGAGAAGTTTTTCTATGTCTGGTCGGGGCGTGGGTGCGGGTGAGACCTCCTCAACTCCCCGAGATTCCCCGGATATGTATATGTAGCCTGAACATTGTCCCCGATGTCCCGGCG